AAAAAAGCCCTCAAAAGCTAATGCTTTCAAGGACTTGCGTGGCGGGAGTGACGGGACTCGAACCTGTCAAGAAAGCGTCTTAACATGTCCAATCACAGTATATTACAGAGGGTTACGGTGCAACCATATACTATCCTATCCCATCAAATCCCGCCCAGTTTGGCACACGGTTGGCACACGGCTTAGATCTGTGTGCCAAAACTCTTGGCACACGGCTATCTAAACCGCCTGGTCTTTTTCATAATGCTTTTGGGCTGCTTGGAGAACTGCTTGCCCTGGGACTTCGCCTTGCGCTTCGCCCTCGTAGTGGCAGCATACTCGGCCGGCGTCAGCGACTTGATTGCTGCTTCCGGCAGATACCGCTCGCCGGTCTCGCTGCTTTTCTTGCCGCTCTTCGTGCGCCACTTTTGCTTGCCCCAATTTTTTAGAGATTGTTGTGGGGCTCTCAACGTCCATGCTCTTTCATTGCAGCTTTGTGAGATTCAGAAAATGACTTGCCCTGACGCATCATCTTTTTCATCAGCGACATATGCTTTGACGTGTGATGAACTGAGTGTTTTTTCAGTGTGGTTTTTTGGCGCTTCGTCAGTTTCACGACGTATAACCCCCGCCTCGTTTTTTATATTCTTTGGCCAACAACTGAGCTTTCCGAGCTGACCATTTGCCAGCGGCTGTGCCGTGAGTGGCGCGGCCGAGGATCGACTTGTACAGCCGCTTCCTCATGCCGGCCTTGGTATAGTTGCCGGCCTTATTAACCTGGCTTTTTTTCTTGGCCATTACCGTTTCTTCTTGGCTCGCATGATCTTTGACTGCAGAGCCTTGGGCAAGGTCTTCTGCTTCTTGGTCAGGCCGCCCTTCTTAGCGGCTTTCTTCATTGTCTTCTTGCCGTACATGATCAGTCTCCGTTTAACATTTCCACCTACGCCTCGCGGCCTTCCCTCTGGGGCCAGTCCAGCTTTTGGATCTGGCACAGAAGCTCTTGCGCCGTTTGGCAGCCTTGCTGCCCGGCTTGACCTTGCCGGTGACTGGCGCCTTTAGATTGCTGCCTGTCGCCTTGTTGTATTTGGCACGGCCTTTTGCTGTAAGACCGCCGCCTTGTGCTACCGATCGCTTCTCACCGCGACCCACTGACAGGCTGACGTTCTTTTTTTTTCGTTCAGCCACGACACAGCTCTATGGCCTGGTGCAATGTTTCTTGATTGCGCCTGGTCCAGCCCTTGCCGAAATGTTCAAAGCTCTTGAGGCGCTCATAGAAAGCCTGGCGCCGGCCGTGCATGTCGGTGATCAGCTGCTCGGTGTCGTGTTCCGCAACAGCTGCCAGCGTCTGTGGCCCGATGCCGCCATCAGCTGTGACAGCTACGATCTTCTGCAAGGTGCGAGCTGACCGTCCGACCCCGCTGTTTACAGCCCAGTCGAACACCGCCCAGTCGAGCCCCGCCGGCAGCTTGTCGCCGGCTACCCGGTTCCAATATTCTTGCCGATAGATCTGTTCGACGTGGTTGTCAGGGATGTTCCGCATCACCTCTTCGGTGACTTCAGCATCGACGTCCATTGTATCGGCCAGCCATTGGCCATAGACGCGCCCTGTGATGCCCTTGTTGGTGATGCCGCCTGGATCGTCCGGGTGATTTACAAAGCCGCCCTCGTGGGCTAGCAGCCAGTCTAGACACTGGTCGAAATTGCCCTTCATTTTTTAGCCTTCACTTTGCCGACCACGCCTTCCAACATGCCCCCACCAAAATAAAAGGCCAGGATGGTGAGCATCGCTTCGCCCAGGTAGAAGTCATCTATGACCTGTTTGATGTCAGGGATGTTGGTTTTGCCCAGCAGGGTCATAACCAGGACAAGCGCGAAGGACGCCAGAAACGTGGCGGTGAACATCAGGGCTAGGTAGCGCTGGGCTACCTTGAAAGGCGCGTAGGCTGCCATCGTATCGATCTTGGCCTGTGCCTTTACACGCTCCATCTCCTCGTCAGAGGAGTGAACGTCATCGATAAGGTCCATGCCCTTTTTGACGACATCGGCATTTCCGAGAATGGATGCGAGAACTCCGAGCATTATTTCTTACCTCCGAGGGTAGTGAAGCCCATGTAGGCGCCGACTATGCCGGCACCCGAGATGTAAAAAAGATTCGAGATATCAGCCAAAGCCTCGACCCGCTCCAGCGGGATAAAGAACATGGCCAGCGTGAACGCGCCCATCGCCGCCAGGGTGAAGCGCGCCATGCGAAGCTGGGCCAGGTGCCGGCGCAGCTCGGTCTCTGTCTGCTTAATCTGCTTGCTGCTTTCGACCTCGGCATCGCTGACCAAGCCGTCGCCATCTAGATCCCAGTCGGACGCAAACTTGCTGTCGCGCTCAAACTTTTTCTGTGTCACTGGCTTTCCTTGATCGCCTCTAGAACGTCATAGACGTTGGGCGGCGGGGGTTGGTCCACTTGCCATTGGCATAGGTACTCACGCGGCTTCCATTCGCCGCGATTGAAGAACAGGGTTTCCTGAGTATTGTGCGCGCCTCGGTAAACGCAGACCTCTTGTTTCTTGTCGAGCTTCATGCACTTGACCAGCCGGCACGTCGTCAGGTCATTAGCCCAGTCACTGGCCTGGGCGGTATGCGCTTTGAGTAGCAAGACGAAGCCAATCAATCCGGCCAAACCGGCGCCGACCACGACGGTCCAGGCAATGTACTCAATGATCTTCTGCCGGCGCTGCTGAGCTGCGTATATCGCCTCCTGGCGCTGCTTCCTGATCCTGCCCTCCAGGGCAATCAGCTCATTCCATGCAGACTGGCCCCTGGTCAGTTGGATCATTTGCTTGAGCTGGTAGCGTTGATCCTCAAGCTGCTTTTTGGCCGTGAAGGCTTCTAGCGCAAGGCTCTCAATGCTCTTGCCCTTGGTCAGCTTCAAAAACAGACTGGGGTTCTTGGCGCTTTTTTCCAGGTGATCGACATCCGATACAGCCGACATCCACCGTGACAGATCCTGCGTCATCTGCTCCAGCTCACGGCCAGCCTGGAAGCCGCGCTGCAAAACCTTGAACGCCCCTGACGCCACCTGGACAGCCGTGCCTATGGTGACTGGATCGAGCATCAGTACACCTTCACTTTCTTGGGATCGATGAGCTTAGGCAAGCAGTGGCTGGAGATCGCCGGCGACTGCCGCGCAATCCTGGTTGAGAACCAAAGGCACTCCTGGAGGTCTCTGAAATAGAGGTCGTTTGAAACTGTTTTGCCCTCGAGCATGACGACGAGGACGAAGGCGTGGATCACTCTGTCAGAAGAACGCCAATCAGCAGAACGATGGTTGTGCCGGCGCTCCCGACCATGATCGTTTCGAGCCGCTTGACCCGACTGAGCAGCTCGATGAAGCGCTCCTGGGACACAGCCGTCAGCGTGTCCAGTTCAGCCTTGACCGAGGTAACGGTGGGCTTGCTCATCAGTCGTCCTTTGAGGCGAGATGTGTTGCATAAGCATCCTTGACCTCTTGGGTGAACACAGTGTTGCAAATCGCAAGTACATCCGCATCCTCACCAGAAGTGTCCTGATTTGGCAAAATGATTTTGCGGCTGAACGTCCTGCTAATTTCGACACCATCGCGCTTAATAATTGTTGCGGTGCGAACACCAACGACTTTATAGGTTCCTTTGCTAAAAGCCTCAATTTTATCGTTTATTGTTTCTTCTGTAAGAGCCATTGTTTATCTCCTTTTGGCAATGTGGACTGTCCAGCCTGATAATCCAATCAGGCTAATTTACTGGGCTGTTATGTATGAAGCTGTCATTTTGATATCTGCCACACCGCTAGCACTTAGGTGTTGAAAGTCTATTCCTGTCTCCGAGGTGTCAGCACGATTCATACGAAATTTTATCACATTATCGCTAGCATCAACTTGAGCAAACATTCCATTTTGGTCAGACACTTGAGTGTGACTCAAACCAAGCGCACCATAAGCATCTTGCGAGTCGGGTGTGTACGGCAAACCAGACACATGAATCTCTGCGTTAGAGGTTGTTCCTGATGAGTTGATGTTTGATATGACTAGATTTATTGTGACTAATCTTCCAATCCTAGTGTATGAACCAACTGCTGACGCAAAAATTGGCGCACTGCCGCTACTAGCCGCAGGTGTTGGTTGCCAGCTGCCTTCTTCGTACTGATCGAGCAACTCATTGCTCATAGTGCCAGCGCTGTTCG